GTGAGCTGGTTCCAGATGTGCATCCAGTCACCATATTGGCGGTCAATGCGTTGGCCACCAATCTCAACCTCAACTTGAGCGATGAGCTGCTCACCGGGGTAATCTAACCAACGAGCATAGACGGCGTTGTTACCGGAGGTAACGTTGGCGGCATTGCCCATAAGTTGGTTGATCTCAGGAAGAGTCACCTGAAGGTATGTGCGGTAAGCAAGATCACCGTTGCGGCTGATGATGCAGGTCACACGGCGGCCGAAATCGGCTTGGCCGTTGAAGGTTTGCTCAATTGACTCAATAGCAAAGTTTGTGTAGCGTCTGTAAGTTACTTTCCAGAAAGTAATTTGAGGGTTACCTGTAAGGTAAACGTCTTGGGCGCCATAAGCGACAAGTTGCATTAATCCACCTCCCATAGTTATAATATTGCTAAAGAAAAAATTTTTTTGGAAATTAATTTAATTAATTAAATTAAATTAATTGTATACTACACGTTTATGATAAAATTTTATTCATATCAAAATTGCCCTTCACGAATGAAAGAAGATAAGAGTCTAATAAAACCTCTTTTTTCCCCTCATGATTTTTGGTAAAAATGTATGAATCATTTCTTTTCTTAATGCTCCATCCATCATTGATTGCATTGAATAAGAATAGCATTTTTTGAAATTTAATATTGTCTATCTTAATGTCGTAATTTTGACCAGTTTCATTTTCAATATTTACTCTTAATTCAATTTCACTCATTTATTTAATTTCTAGAAAAGTAAAACAAAGTTTTAACTTGAATTAACAAAGACTCCTAAAATGCAAAATAATTGCGCAAATATAATATATATTTACATCAATAAACTATTAAATAAAAAATATTTATAAATATTAGATTACTAAATATGCCTTCGTTTAAGCCTAAAACTGTAAAAAAAATAAAAGTAAATAAAAAAACATCAACAACATTAGATGGAAAGCACAAAGAATTTGTGAATGAATTTAATAAAGATGAAAATGATAGAATACCTAAATTAAAAGAAGAAAAAGCTGCAATAATTGCTATTTTGAAAAAAGAAGAGGAACAAAACAATGAGGAAAAAACTCTTAGTATTGAACAAATCATGGACTATCAAGATAAATTGAGAGATATAACAGCTGAAATAAAACTTCTAAAGTCCAAAAAAGTGGAATACTTTTTAGATAACTCTAAATACATATTTGATTATTTTGAAAATAAAAAAGACATTTCTATAGGAAATGCCGTAACAAATAAAAATAAAAAATTAGAATCGTTTTTTAAGATTAACCCTACTGCGGACAATTCTAATGTAATTGAAAGCAAAAATAACAACATTTTTCAAAAGTATTTGAGCAATATAGATGAGACTTTCTTAGATATAAATTCTTTTTTACGTCCAACTGATGTTTGTCAATCGTGCTATAAAGGTGAATTAATACCCATGGATGATGAAGGTGTTTTGATTTGCAATTTATGTTTTAAGAATGTTCAATATTTGATTGAAAATGAAAAACCATCTTACAAAGAACCGCCCAAAGAGGTGTGTTTTTATGCGTATAAGAAGATTAATCATTTTAAAGAGATTTTGGCTCAGTTTCAAGGAAAAGAGACTACTCAAATTCCGGCTGAAGTTATTGAAAATCTTAAATATCAAATCAAAAAAGAGAGAATAGAATGTTCCAAATTAACTTATTATAAAACCAAAGAACTGTTGAAGAAACTTGGTTATAACAAGTATTATGAACACATAAATTTTATTAAAGATAAATTGGGAATTAAACCTCCAATTATCTCTCAAGAGTTAGAAGAGACATTGTGCAATTTCTTTATGGAAATCCAATATCCTTACGCCAAGCATTGTCCAGACTATCGTGTAAATTTCTTGCATTACTATTATGTACTTTATAAATTGTTTGAATTGCTGGATGAAACACAGTATCTTCCAGAAATTCCAATGTTAAAGGATAGAGAGAAGTTGATTGAACAAGACACTATTTGGAAAAAAATTTGCGAGGAATTAGATTGGGAATTTATTGCGACTATTTAAATTTAAATTTAAATTTGAGTGTATGTTTATAATTTGTCCAATTGGCTTTCCAATCTACTTTTTTTTGCTTCTGCTTCTTCTAAAAGATTTGATAAAACCATATATCTATTGTATCGGTCTTGTGATAATGTGACATAAGCGTCTCTATCAGTTCTTATAGAGAATTTTGGCATAGAAGCTTTGTCTATCATGCGGCCTGTTACAACTGGTCTTACGGTTGCCAAAATTTGTTGACTTTCTGATGTTAATCTTTGTATAGTTGCTTTTACTTGGTCAAGTTCATCGTCTGCTGCAACTCTTCTTCTATAATAAACGTTTGACTCGCGCCAATTAGATTCAACTACTCTAACCCACCCAAGAGCTTTTGTTGCAGCATCTAATGCTGCATATTGTCGTTCATCTAAATGAATTTTGGGTGTATTTGTTGCTCGCAAATTTAAGTCATCGCTTGGTTGTCTTCTTCTATAAATAGTAGTTTGGTCCCATTGAGGGCCTTCGGTGCCAGATGCAACCCAATTTTGTTTTTCTTGTTGAGGCAACGTGTTATATTCTTCTTGACTAATTCTAGCATTTGGGTCTCTTGCAATTTCTTGCATTCTTCTGGCTGCAGCATCAATCCTTCTTTGGTCCTCTTCTCGGGTTCTCCTTATTTTTTGGTTTCCTATTTCTGCATTTGTATTTTTAATATGAAAACACTCAACGGAATAATGTGATTGTTCTTCTAATGGCAATCTCATAAACTCCCGTTGTTCAACTCGTTCAGGGAGTTGTCCCCAATTCCTTACTCCACCTTTCATTAAGCGTTTTTTATGTTTTCTAGTTTTTTTTCCTCCTTTCATTCGTCTTTTTCCACCATGGCCAAGGTTACCAAATGATGTCACAACATCTGAAAAACTATTTTCACTTGACTCATCGCTAGCCGCGGTTGTATTATTGCTTAAATTCAAAGATTCATCATTAGCAGCATTAAATTGCCCCAATAGATTTGTAGCAACTGGTCCAGAAGAAACAGGTGTGGGGGCTGCATCACTTAACATTGATTCTGATGTAGTATTATTGCTTGGTTCATCATAATCATCTAAATCATGTAATGAACTATTTGTTGAAATGTCTGATATAGGCGTGAGTTGGCCTCCACGTCTTCTACTCCCATTCTTGACGCGTCTTCTACGAGATTTTAAATTCTTTCTTGATCTAGTCATTGTTTCAAGTATATAATAATATGATAAAATTTAATTATCGTATTATTTAGTTATTAAATTGTGAGTTATTTAAAGCCCACCGGGGAAACCAACAAGATTGGCACCAATGCCAAAGCCAGCACCAGAACGAGTGGTGACAGCGATGCTGGGGACATATGTGTCCAAAATGCTAAATGTGGCAGCGGCAGTTAACGCAAGCAAAACAATCTCCTCAACGTTCAAGGAGCGTTTAGGGATGGCGTATGCGGCAATAGCGACCATCAAACCTTCCACTAAGTACTTGATGACTCTTTTGACAAGCTCGGCGATATCAAACATCTATATTAAATAAAAAGAAAAAAATATATTGTGCGCTAAAAAAACTTAAAATCAATATATGTCTAAATTATATAAATGGTAGTTCATTCAAAGGTAAAAAAGCCCGAAGGTTTGGAAGACGAAACCCATGGGTTTGAAAAGAAAACCAATAAAACTGGAGAGATAAATCCTAAATATGTGGATGTCTTGGATGAAGACAAGCCTATTGCCGGACAAAAGTTTGTCTGTATTTCTTTTATTTCTCCTGAAAAAATTATTAAGCAAAAGGAGTTGTTCTTTTTTGAGGAATTCCTAAAGAAGTGGGAGTTTTCAAAGAGTATGGAAAAGTTTGTTCAGTTCCTAAATTTCATTAGTTACAAATATAAGCTAACATTTGATGATATTTCAAAGGATTTTAAAGAGTTTTTGACTGAAGAGCAAGCTGGTTTTGTTGATGGTGGCATGGAGGCCGATTACAAGACTTTCTTAGACCAGAATGAGGAAGATCTTGAAAATGCATTTAATACTAAAAACAATTTTCAGACATCTACTCGCGGAATCAAAGTTCGTGGCGCTTATCCTACCATGGAGGAGGCCGAGTTGCGTTGCAAGATGTTAAGAGAGTTGGATCCCAATCACGACGTCTTTGTTGGTCCCATTGGTTTATGGATGCCTTGGGACCCCGAGGCTTACAAAACTGGTCGTGTGGAGTATATGGAAGAGGAATTGAATCAATTGATGCACGAGAAGAATAAGAACGAGAATTTTGCCAAGTCTGCATTTGATCAGCGCGTTAAGGAGACCAAGAAGAAGGCCATTGAGGAGAACATCAAGTTGGCTGAGAAGACTGGAGCTACTCTCACACAAACTATTGATGAGGAGGGCAATCTTATTGGTGTGAATAATGCCAACACTCAAGAACGATCATTGAAGGACCAGGAGACCATTTCAGCTGCCGACATTCGTGCTGAGTTGTTTGAGGGTGAGAATATTATTGTTGGTAAGACTGACAATGGCCAAAGCGAGCTTTTAAGTGGACCTTTTGCCGTTAAGGATAAGAGCGATTAAATCTATCTACAAAATTACATGAAATAATAAACTAATAAAATAAATTTAGAGCTTATAAAGTTATAAATTTATTTACCACTTTGTCTTTTTAACGCTAATTTTTGGACCTTGTCCGCGTTTCTTGGTGTTATTTGGGTCATATTTCTCATCTTCTTCATCCGAGTTAATATCCTTGCTAAGTTCCCAGAATTCTTTTGAACCCAATTTGAAATCATTGTGTGAATCGGCCTTGTACCAGAATACTTGTTCGTGCAATCTATTTGATTTTGCGTTATTATTAATAACTAAGCACTCATAATTTTCCGTGCATTGGTCCATGACCTGACAAAAAGATTCAAAAGTTGGAAACATACCAGCATAATTCTCATAAATGCGCTTTCTATTTGCAATATACGGTTCTCTCAGAATAAACACGTAATCTATGTTGGTTCTCAGTGTGGGAGGAATACCAAGTGGATATTGCATTGTTATGATAAGCATGATCTTCCAATGTCTCCCGTTCATAAAGAGAAGACGCATCATTTTATCACGAGTCCATGTTCCGTCATACAAACAATCATCAAGAATCACAAATGCTCGGGGGTCAATTGTACTGCGTTTAAAAGTCTCCATCTCTTTTTTAATTTGTTTTAAAACAGACTTTTGCCGCTTCAAAATGTTTTCAACAATTGCAGTATTGTATTCATTGTGAATAAACAACTTTGGAACCATTTTTCCATAGAAACCGTTCCCTTCTTCTGTTCCTGCTACAACAACACCAATTGGAATGTCTTGATGATAATATAATAAATCTCTCACAAGGAAAGACTTGCCGGTATCACGACGACCAATTAAGACGACGACCGGGCCTTTAGATTCATTTGGTTTAAAACTAATAGTTTTCATATCAAATTTCTTGAGTTCTAAAGTCATATTACTGTTACTTTAGAAAATTCATTCAAATTGGAAAACGCATTGTCTAAATTAAAAGATAATTGTTTGCAAATGAGTTAAAAAATAGTATAATTAATATATTATTTAGCTAATGGACAATACTACTCTTAAAATTCATTATGAGAAGAGAAAAAATTCTGAATTGTTCAAGTCTCTTCAAAAAGAGGATTTGACTTTTCTCTCTGATTTGCAAAATTATATACCCATTTACAAGAGATTTTTCTTGTTAAATGACACAAACTACAATGCTTTGAACTTGAATCATTCATGGTTTTTGTCAACTGTTAAATCTGGTGTAGCTGATAACAAAAACTTGTATAACTGTGCAATTCAAGAGATTGAAAGTGGAAAAACAAAGAAAAAACAAGTATTTTTTAAAATGGCTCCTTTGCTAGACCCATTTAAATACTTAATTGGCAAATATAATGTAAATGACCCGACTCTTTTTAAGTTGCCAAAATTAACGTCTGAGATTGGTGCAGTGCATCCCAAGTTATTAGATGCCAACAATTCTGCATACATTGATGGATTTTTCTCTTTTCTCTCAAGCAAGCTTATTTATAATTACGATTTTGTGAATGGTGTTGATTACTATGGCTCTTTTTTGGGAGTAAAAAAAGAGTTCAAACTGAACATTGTTGATGATTTGGATTATCTTTGCAAGTCAGATTTTTTTAATAAATATAAGAATGTCAAGTTCCAAGTTGAAGATTACAGTTTCTTATATGAAGAAGACAAACCTGACGCAAAACCTCCCATTAAAATAGACCACAATCTAAGCAATAAATCAACTTTGTCCATTAAATCAATTGATAATTCTATATTTGAAGACATTTTTTCAACAACTCATTTAACGCTTGACGATTTGAAAGAAAATAACATAGAATTGCTTGACATTACAAATTGCGAGTCTTTTAACACGAGAGAAATGCGAACAACTACAATAAAGTCATCTTCTACTTGTTCATCAAGAACATCTCACACATCTAATGGAGAAAGTAGCAAAGGGTCATCCTCGTGCAATAATTGCGAAAATGCATCCGGAGATAATGAAAATGAAGAAGATGATGAAGATAATTGGACAGATGATAATTCAAATTCAAATTCAAACTCAAGTGAATCGTGCGAAGAACAACAAATTTTTGCTACCATTCCAGAGTTTCCGGTGCAGGTTATATGCATGGAAAATTGCGAAAAAACTTTTGATGATTTAATTATGAATGAGGAGCTAACTCATGGTGAATGGTTTTCAGCTTTGTTTCAAATAATAATGATTTTAGTTACATATCAAAAAGCATTTTCATTTACTCACAATGACTTGCATACAAACAATGTTATGTATAACTCAACCGATGCAAAATATATTTATTATTGTTATAAGAAGACCTATTACAAGGTTCCAACTTATGGTCGCATCTTTAAGATGATTGATTTTGGAAGAGCTATTTATAAATTTGATGGTAAAATATTTTGCAGCGATAGCTATCAGCCTGGTGGAGATGCATCTACGCAATATAATACTGAACCATATTTTAATGAAAAGAAACCGCGTTTAGAACCCAATTATAGTTTTGATTTGTGTCGTTTAGCGTGTTCTATTTTTGATTATGTTATTGATGATTTAGATGAAATTAATGACTTGGAGAAATGTGAACCAATTGTTAAGCTTATTTATGAATGGTGTTTAGATGACAATGGTATAAATATCCTTTATAAGAATAATGGAGTTGAGAGATATCCTGACTTTAAGTTATACAAGATGATTGCAAGATGCGTTCATCACCACACTCCTCAAGCTCAACTTGAGAGAGACGAATTTAAAGTTTATGTTACACCAAAGTCTAATATTCCTCAGAATGAAACTGTAGTAAATATAGATAACATTCCAAATTTTTCAGCTGAAAATGTTTAGAACGCAACCTTTCAATGAAAATTAATATTGCATTATTATATATGTCAACACTCGCAATACTTGTTAGAGCGCACGGAGATATTTATATAAACATTAATCCAGATATCGGAATTACAGTGCAGGAACTTTTTGAACAAGGAGGGCCACCAGAAAACAGGCGCACTGATTTAATAAATTTTAGAGCTCAGCCATATAATATACCAAATTTAGCAGTGGTTTCATTAGCTAAGTTAGGCGGTGTTTGTTACGGCAACTCTGATATAGAACGATTTGTATCAGGCGTAAATCAACACTATCAACAAAACCCAACAGATACTAATTCTAAAGTTAATGAAGTATTTGGAAACCAACCACCAACCGCTTTAAGACAACATGTTAATCAATTATTTGGCGCAAGCTATGCACCTGAAATAACTAATATGTCCACTGGGTGGATGCTTAATAAAGTATATACAAAATATGACAATAATAGTGGAGTTATTTTATTTTCACAAGATGGAAATGACACAGTTAGAGTACACATGTTAAATGCTGCATTAGCAACCTTAACTGCTCAGATTCAAGCAAATAACGGAATAACTAGAGCGCAAATTCTTCAAACAATTGCCCCATTTGGTTATCAAAATGTATATTTAATAGATCTAACTTGCAATGCTTATAAGAATGCTATGCAAAATGTTTCTCCTCTTAGAGAAGCTCATATTGATTGGATAAACGCTGTTCTTTCTCAAAATAACATAAAAGGAGGAATTAAGGTTTGCAAGAAATACAAGAAATGCAAAAAACATAGGAAAACAAGAAAGAATAAAAAAAGAAAGGGAAACAATAAAAAAACTAAGAGTAAAAAGTAAAAATTTATTTTATTTTTATTAAATAAAATGACTTCTACACCAAATAACTTTGGGTTTATAATTACAAGACATGTAAACTCAGAAATAACAAATAAGTATTGGAATGAATGCATCCGCCATATTAGACGGTGTTATCCTCTGAAAAAAATTGTTGTTATTGATGATAACAGCGACAAAAAGTATTTAAATGCCGAGTATGAATATAAAAATGTTGAATACGTTGAATCGGAATACCATAAGCGAGGCGAGCTTTTGCCCTATTATTATTTCTATAAAAATCACTATTTTGACAACGCGGTTATAATTCATGATAGCGTTTTTATCCAAAAGCGGATTCCATTTGAACATTTGATTAAAAAACAAATAAAAGTTCTACCATTATGGCATTTTAACAGCGAAAAAAAGGAAAATATTTATAATACACTGCGAATCGTAAATGGTCTCTCAAACAATTACGATATAATGTTAAATCTTACGCATAATAGAGAATTTGATGTTTTGGGCCCTACAAACAAAGAAATATGGTCTGGTTGTTTTGGAGTACAAAGTTTTATTAATCGCGATTTTCTAATTGGGTTAAAGAATAAATATAATCTGTTCAACATGTTAAACCTTATAAATTCTCGGTCTGATAGATGTTGTTTGGAGAGAATAATGGGTGTTATTTTCTTCGTTGAATATTTGAGACTATTAAAAATACCTTCCTTGTTTGGAGATATAAAACAATATTGTGAGTGGGGTTATACTTATAATGAACATTGCGAGAATCTGCGGAATAAAAAAATACCGCGTTTGCCTGCAGTAAAGGTTTGGAGTGGGAGATAATTTTTATTTTGTGACTTTTATTATGGGGTGTCTTCAACATTGACATCTTCTAAGCCCAAAGGCATTCTCATTACATAAATGTCTTCCACTGCATAAAGCTCGCACTTTTCGCGATGAGCAAAGCTATTGAAACAAACAGTGTCAAATGTTTCATATTGGTATCCAAAAGTGCAATTCAAATCATATGTTACTGGAATTCCCTTCTTGATATGTTTCAAAATTGTCAAGTCAGCCGCTCGCATAGCAACCCCGTAACAATTAAGATACACAACTTCGTCGGTTTCAGGCAAATGCATAACATATTTTCCATTTGTCTTGAGCCGAGTGTATACATACTTATTGGTGTTAATTTTTACTAGACCTGGGCCCGCCAAAGTAAACATGGGTTCTTGAACTTGGATTTCTTCCGCCATCATTGTTGGTATTATTTGAAATTTATTTTATACTTATTTAAAGTTCAATTTTTTTGGAATATGAAAAAAAATTGAATTACTTTTCAAAAATTTTGTCAGACCTAAAAACCATCCAATTTTCAATCATGACTTGCGCTATCATGCCAAACCTACCTGTGAATATTGTGAATCGCATCATCAGGGATGCTGCAATTTTACATGGAGAGAAAAGTATTCCCAAGTTTACATTCAGCAGGGCCACGGAGCAATACATTTACAGAGCCAAGTTTCGCAAGAGGTATTTGAAAAAGTTTGCGAATATTGAGAGACTGATTCGCTTCAAGGTGAATAATCCACCCAAATTCACATTGATTTTGCCAGAAACATGGTTGTCTCCGCGCGAGGAGCTCAGCAGATTCCGCGACTGCATTCAGACAAAAGAACAAAGAGAAGAGATTGTGTCGCGTATGAGGCCGGCGACAATTGTAAAGTTTCCCCTAGTAATTACCAGGCGCCCCCATTCCTATTATGAAGACGAAATTGTGGAGGAGCGCCGCAAGTATTCTTACTGCAGCTTTGAAAATGGTCACGTCTTTATTCAAAAAACTGAAAACGATTACGACGACGATGACTATATGTATGGAGATTCTATCTTCTATCGCGGATATATTTGTCTAGATGGATGCACCTTTCCCATCTTTGACATGCCATCGTCGTTACACAATTATCAAGAAACTCCGGACCAAAATCCGCACGGAATTGACAATTGCACCCAAATAAAGTATCTAGAAAAAGAACTGGGTCCAAAGGTCCGCATTATGCGCAACAGTCAAACCAATTACGAGGTTTACAACGAAGAGGCCCAACAATGGAATTGTAGTAAGAAATATATCTTTACACCTCAAGAGGCAAGGTTTTTGGTTCCCGATTACGAGGAACCAGAGCCTGATTACGAGTATTATAGCGAATAGAAAATTAGAACCCTGGATTATCAGTAAAAACAGCAGGATTTACAACAGCATGTTCGCCGCCATCTTGGATAACTGGTTTCAACTGTTCAACTACAAATAACCCAACAACAACGCTAAAATAGACCAAGAGAGAATCGCGAATCAAAAATTTGAGAGGCTTGCTCTCCTTATCCACAAAGCGCATCTCAATAAACTTAACAACAAAATAAACAAATGATATTATTCCTGCGACGACAAATGTATTCATTTTTATAATTTAAATGACTACATTCTTATTTTTTATTTTACGCATAACTAAGCTAAAACTTCAACATCATCTAACAACAAGTCTGGTTCAAGCCGCATTTCAGGAAATTCAATGTTGTGAACATCTAGACTATCGAGGGCAACATCCTGGTCAAAGATTTGCAATCTAACGTTGTCATCATTATCTTCCTCCTCCTCCATTTTTCTTTGAGCATTTCTCATTGCACTAATTTCCTCTAATCTTTCTAAATTCTTGGGAGCATCCACTACTTGCACATTGTTTTCCGAATCAGCGGCATAATCAACGTCGCTAAATGATAACTTGGAAGAGCCAAAAGATGACGATTCGCCTTCATTTGACAAGCTCGGGAATGCAATCTCAGCTTCTAACTTATTTTGCTCTAAAATAGCAGAAACCGGGTCAGATTCAAGTTGTCTTGGTTCCTCGGGTTTTTCACCATTGGTGACCTCAGATTCCTTAGTCTCGGAGATAACTTGAGTGGGACTATCATTCTTTGCATCCTTATTGGGATCTTCAATTTCTTGCTCTTTAATTTCCTCAACAACGTGTTCCTCAATAGTTTCGTCCATATAAGCTTGCAAAATAGCCTCCACAGGAATGCTGTCCCTCACTGTGTTTAAAATACATTCTTGCACTATTATCTCTAATTCTCTGTGGTGCTTTTGTGTTTGTAGAGGAGGAATATTGAGTTCAAACAAATATACATTCTTGTAAATCTTTCTAGCAACATTGATATAAATCTTGTGAATAAAATCGTCAAGTTTGGGGATGGTAATGTCAATCTTCTTCTGCTTTTGTCCAACGCGAATGGCAGACAACAATTTAAGTTGGATAATGTGAACACATGTGACTAAATCTTCCAAGTATCCGCAACCACTTTTCTCAACAATTCGGTTCTTCTCAGTTTCAATAATATTTGAATTCCACTTAGGAATTCTTGTAATAAAGTTCTGAAAAGTCATCAAATACTTATCCATCTCATTATTGTCTCTGCACAATTTTACGGCCTCGTCAAAAATAGACTTTAATCCATCAATAATGTGAGGCGTAACGATGGTGAGCAATCTTGCACCCCACTCGTTTTTTGATTCATGTAAGCTAGACACATTAAAATCATCCATTTTACATAAACGAAATATTTTCTAAATTGTGTTCTAAACTCAAAAACAAAAAATTCAAAATGAACATGATTAGTATTTTTTCGTTTCTAAATTCTTTGCGAACTTTGTTAAAGGCAAACAACAATTCGTAGTGTTTTTCTTCTGTTATCTTAGCAATTTTAATGTTGTTGGGTTTCTCTAACAATTGTATCAAGTCTAATCCGCTGTAACCTTTTTCATATAATTTTGTTGATAAATGAAGCAAATCACTATGTTTTAAGTTAGCATTTGTTGCAACTTTGTTTAATTCTTTTTTTAGCCAATCTGCTCTTAGAGTTTTTACCTCCTTAAGTTTAAATGTTTCCGCTAAATTAAATTTATAAAGATTTATGGTGTTACCATTATAACTAGGTTCTGGAACATATATTTCGCAAAACCGCGACAAAATTGGTTTTAAAAGTTTGTATTTATCCTCAACAATAATAAAAAATCTGGTAGTATGGCTAAATAACTCAATGCATCTACGAAGCGCAGATTGGGCATCTATTGTTAATTTATCTGCATTTAATAATACAATACTTTTAAAAATATCTCCGCCATTTGAATTTATATGTGTCTTGGCAAAAAACTTTAATTCTTCTCTAATAAATTTAATTCCTTTTCCATGAGCACAATTTACATACATTACAAATGATTTTATTCTCTCTTTATCATTATCGTAAATCATGTTAATAAACTCATTTACAATGGTTCTTTTTCCGGAGCCAGATTGACCATGAAATATAATATTTGGAGTTTTATGTGTTCCTTGAAAGTATTTTAATTTGTCTATAATTGATTGATGTATATTTAATGCCATTAATTAAATTACTGTAGTTAATTTTTATATTATATTTAACGAAAACTTATATTTTATAAAACATCGGTGCGGTGTTCAACATATTTTGAATATATTTTATTAAACATCTCATAAGATAAGTTAGGCAATAGCTTTGAAGATGGAAGAGTTACTGAACATCCACCAGATTCCAAAAGTGAAACATCAAAACGAATGATATTATTATCAAGGGAATGATATATAATTTTTGTTAGGTCTTCTATGTTTTCTTTATTTACATGCAAATGTAATGATATTTTTGTTGATGGCATTCCAAAAAACAAACACGCATCAACTATATACTTATAATCATCAAAATTTAATGACCCACAAGTATCAGAAAGACAATACTCGTTTATTAATGGAAAATTCTTGTGATAATTTAATATTTCGTGGACAATTACATCATTATCAATTTTTCCTTCTAAAGGACATTCATTTATGCAAGAAATATAAAGCTTCGTTTTAATTTCATTATCTGGTATAGTTTTAAACATTTCTTCTAGTTCTTTGTTTGTTTCTAGAATAGTTTTATTAACATTCTTCTTTTGAAAACTATTTGAAACTGAGGTTAAAAAAGAAAAGTTTCTAATTCCATTCTCAATACCAATATCAAAACCCTTTTTATTTGGAGCAACTATGTATAATTCTGGGTCATAACTAGCCACAGTTTTAACAAAATTAGCTGCATAATTGTGCAGCTTTAATGAATCTGCCATAATTGGCATTATTTTTGGATTTACAATACTTCCAACTTCAACCTTAATCGGCATATAGTTAAATAAAATACTATGAAATACATCAATTTTATCATTCAAACAAATGCTTTCCTGTCTGTGTTTTGGTATTCCTTGAAGACCATCTCTCAAAGATACATCAAAAAATATGGGTTTGTTAATAATTCGTTTAATGTTTGCTGGTATATTATAGATTCTATTAAGATTGGATAACATGCTTAATAATACATGTCATCTAATTTTTAAGTTTATTGTGGTTATATTATTTTTTATTTAAACGGAATCGGTCAA